TGAAACTGGCCCGAATCAGCCCGCTCAGGACATGGACCAAAGAACTGAAGTCGTCGACCCGTGGAATCGAAGCCCCATCCTTGGGTGATCCCGATCAACACGATACTGCCATTCTTGAGCCCAACAAGTTTGTTGGCTGGATACTCAATTGCGTATCCAGTCGACTGCACGCGGCCACCCATAATCGGGGTGTCCGGTCGATCTAAGAAAGCCAGCGTCACCTGCGATTCGAAAATCACAGGCGATCCAAGGTCGGCCATGAAACTCGAAGGGTCTTCAAGAAACATGGCCGAGGTTTCCGTTAGACAACCTTCAACTTACCGGCGGCAGTCACGGCCACCAGCGAAGGACCGGTCGCGATGGTGCCCACGTATCCCAGGAAGCCGCCGACAACCTTCTTCGGATCCACGACGACCTTGGACGACTGGTTCGCGGTGTTGACCGGGAAGGTGTAGCCGGTAATGTCAGCAGCACCGGTGCCGTTCGCATCGGACGCGGACTGCAGTTTCCCGGCGATGGTTCCAGTGACGGCGCCGAGCACCTGTGTAACGAGGATTTCCCCGTCATAGGCACGGACGTCAAGCCACTTGGCGCTTCCGCTGGTGGCGTTTGAAGTGGCAGCGGCCGATACCGTGTCGAGCAAGCTCGTCGTGGTTGCTGCAGAAGCTTGATTCAGAAGCATGTCTATTTCTCCTTGGCGCCGAACTTCGCCGGCGCAGATTTGAATGTCTCGTTCTTCGGCGGATCGGTTTTGACCGGCTCAGCCACGACGGGATCAGACTTGGGTGGCTCGTCAGGCACGCGCTCAACCGCGCCGATGCCAACGAGGAAGGTGACCAGTGCGGGCTCCAGGTCTTCGACGTCGCCGGCAGCCATGTGCCGGCCGACGCCGATGCAAACGCCCCGCGTAGCCTTGACCTTCATTACGAAAGATTCGTGCCGACGACGAAGGCCTGCGGATACCGGATCAGTACGTCAACCATCCACATGGCGCGAATGCCGACCTGTGCCTGATTGAAGCGCGTGCCGCCGTTGTCGGTGGACAACTCCAACACGCCCCACTCACCGATCACGACCTCATCCCAAGAGCCGAAGATGATGTTTCCAGAAGCCAATTGCTCGGACGACATGGCGTTGAAGCCGACCAGCGTGCCGTTCAGCATGTTGCCCTGCCAGACAGGGGTATCCGTGCTGGTGAAACGCTGGACCTGCATGAGCTTCGCAGCGCCGGCCGTGTTCGTAACCCAGCCGGGATTGCCGCGAATCGCATTCGCACCGCCCGCAGTCGACACGAAGGCCAGTACCTTGGCATAGGTCGCCGAGGACGCATCCTGACCGCTCGTGATGCCCGTCGTGTTCTTGATGCCGAGCGGCTGGGCGCCGCCGGTGCCGTTGATCACAGCATAGTCGACACCGTCGATCGCCACATCGCTGGCGAGATCAGCCATCACGAAGGCTTCGGCAGATGGAGTGGCCTGCGCCAGCAACTGCTCGGACACATCCGTGATTGCAATCGCAGTCTTCGGCGTCATGGAGAGCTGGCCCAGCGCCTGATCGGTCGCCGTCACGCTCGTACCTTCACCCGCCTGCCAGGTCACAGTTGCTTTGCCGGTCTGGCGCGGGAACATGACGTTACCCTGCAGGCCGCTCAATACCCGAGCCCCCATGGACATCGCCACCGAGCGATTGCGCAGGATGTCGATGAAGCCCATGTTGGTCACATTCACCATGTAACCGCCCTTTGAACCCGGCTGCGTCGCCATGGCGCGCAGTTTGTCCTCGGGGAGCGCCAGAGGCCGGCTGAGCACTTCGGAGGGAACCAGGATGCTGGAAGTCAGTTCGCGACCGAGGCGCTTGCCGACCGCAGTGGAACATTCGAGCTCGTAGGCAGCCTCTTGAACGAACTTCGGACTCTGACCGCCGTACCGCAATGCGCGGATGGCCTTGAACAGGCTATAGCGCTCGGTTTCGCGGTTCGAGAGGCCCAAAGCGGCCGCCGTGGATGGGGTCTCTCGGCCTCGCTTCTCCATGACGTCCAGGATCTCGGAGGCGACGCCCTTGGTCTTGACCTGTCCGTTATCACCGATTTCGTCTTCGAGACGGATTCCCGACTCGATCCACTGCCGCTCAACGGCGGTAGCGATCTTGTTCGCCTTGCACAGCGCTCGAATTGCGCCAATGCGCTCGTTCTCAGCCTGCTGGGCGGTAACTTTGCGTTCCGCCGCAATAACTTCATCAGCCATTTTAATAACTCCAGGGTTTGATACGGCGGAACTCGCCGAGCGATCCGGGATCGCCCGGACGTCGGAAGGCTTTTCAGCCTCCGAAAACGAAGAAGCCCGCGTGGCGCGGGCTTCGGGGGACTCAGTGTTCTCAGTGGCTTTGTCAGGCGGCTTTTCAGACTCGCCGCGGCCTATACCGACTGTTGAGTCGGCTGGTACGCCGACGATGGAAACCTCATAAGGCTCCCAATCGGTAATGCGATAGATCGGTTCGCCATCCTTTTCGGAATCGAGCATCATTTCGTGCACTCGATATCCGACCGACGTATTGCGATAGATCTTGTCGTCGACATTCATCATCGCGTCGTTGGCCGGACCAGTCCGCGCAAATCGCGCGGTGCCGTGACCCACTCCATCGCGTAGATCGGCCGCGTCTATGACGCCAATCTGCTGGCGCATATCATGGCTCATGAGCAGTGGAGCATTGCCACTTGCAATGAAGTCCATGCGAACTGACTTCGGCGAATGGTCTAGGATCTCGCCGCCGAACCAACGTTGTACGACGACGTTTTGAGAGGAGAACGTCAGTGCGCGGGTGCGTTTGTCACTCATCGCTGCTCCTCTCGAAGTGACCGTCGACAGAATGCAGCGTCAGATCACGCTTGCCTTGAAGTTCCGGGTTATCTCGGAAGGCTTCGGCCTGTTCCCGACTGACATTTGATAGTTTCAATTGCCTACCGCCGGGAAACGTGAGCACAGCGAGGCGCGTGCCAGCGTTGTACGCCAGCTCAATTTCTTTGGGCATGAGACTTAACCTCTTCGAAATCGAAGAATTCGAGCAACACGACGTAGATTTAGTCCGCGATCATCATCCTCGGCATCAGACGGCTCATCATCTGTAGGCTGAGCCGGTTCAGTTGCTTCAGATTCAGTTGCTGGCACAATCGGATTGCCATCGGGCCCGACTGGCTGCTGTGCCGGGACTACGGAACCATCCGGACCCAGTATCATCTGGCCGCGCGTTTCTGCAGAAACATAGACAGCGGGCGACGTATCGAATGGAAGTCCCAACTCTTCCATATATTCGAGTTCGTCATGCCGCGTACGCATGACGTCTTCGAGATCATCTCCACCGCTCGTCTGCGCGATGACCGCGCCGACGGTGGTGAAGCCGGCCTTGACCGCTTCTTTGTATGCAGCCACTTCCTTGGTCGGGTCGATCCAACTCCACCCACGTGGCCGAAAGATGGCGGCCGCATATTTGTCGGTGTTCAGAACGAACTGCGCGATGTCGATCTCAGGGATTGCCTGAGACAAGACAGCAGCCTGCATCCATTCTTCATGCAATCGACATCTGAACGAGCGTATAAACCACTGCTGAAGGGTCTTCCAGACATCGCGGTCATCGAGCAACGCGAGTCGGGTCGAGCTGTAGTTGCTCTGCGAATAGTCACGAGAGAGCGATTCGTAGCTGACGCCCGCGCCGGCCGCCACTTCCCGGAGCATGAACCGCATGAACGGGTCGAGCGCAGAATTTGGCCGGTTCGGTGCAACGAAGGTCAGCTTCTCACCGGGGTTCAGCCGCTCGACGGTGCCAGGCTCCAGCGAAATGTCGTAGGAGCCGTCGTCCTGCTTCTCGCCCAATGACTCTGTGCTGTCCGGCGTCTCAATCGTGGCGAGGTAGTTGGCGCCACCGCGGGCGGCGATAATTTCCGCCTCGCTATAGCCGTTCATGTCTCCGAGCTTACCGGCGACCGCGTGCAGCCACGGCTCGCCGCGCGTCTGCGGCCATCGGTCCACCACACGGAGGTGAAACATGTCCTCGGCCGGAATGCGCCTGATGAACTCGTTGGTTCCTGCCATCGTGCGCGGATCGCCTGGATGGAGGTCGCGCACGTAATAGGCAATGGGCCGACCGAACCGATCATGCTCGATGCCCATTCGGATCGTGTTGCCGGTCTGCGGACCCATGGTTGGCTGCGTGAAGCCATCCAGAACGCGCTCCGCCTCAATGATCTCGAGCGCAATCGGCACTTTCGACTTGCCGAAAGCGCTCCGATGAATCTGGATGAAGATCTCACCCGCTTCAAATACCTGCCCGACTGCCAGGCGCTCGAGGTCGTGGAAATGGACTGTGCCGCCGGTGTGGCAATTCTCAGCGCAGCACCAGACTTCCCACGCAGCCTCTACCGCATCATTCACCCGAGTCGCGAGCGTGCCGCGGGCTGTCTGCACGAAACTCTGTAACCGAATGCCCGTGCCAATGACGTTGTTCTGAATGATGCGGCGCGCATTCTTCGCAAACGCCGCATCCCGCACGAGCTGCCGCGACTTTGCACGCAGCCCGAGCAAACTGGAGATCAGTTCAGCATCGGCTGACGTGTTTGGGCTCGCGAACCCACTCCGCGCCATCGTCGGACGCGCATTCGCGTACATACGACTGAACGACGGTGCGACGGCGCGCGGCGCCGGCTTGTCACCGCGCAACCGTGCGATGCCTTTGAGAATCTGTTCGACGTTCATCGGATTCGGTCAAAACGAATATGGAGCCGGCGACTCTTGGAACCATCTGCAGTGGCTTGCTCAGCGGCTACCTGCGCGCTCCAGTAGTCCACCTGTTCGCGAATCTGACTGAGGTCCTGGAACGACATTTCGCGATTATTGATGCGATACATCTTCATCACGCCGCCACTCGCCGAGAATGTTGCGTAGGCGGCGCGCGCTTGCGCGAGAGCGATCTCAGCTACCGAGCGACCGTCATAGTTCGCGCTCACCGTGGCCAGATCCGGCTTGACGATGAGCTCACCCTGAGCGGCGGTGAAGCGCACTCCCGTAGCAAACGCCTGCATTTGCCACCAATAGGTGCCGGGCAGCAGCGCGGCGCTCTGGACAGTCGTCAGTGTCGTAGTCCAATCGGTCCCGCTGGCCGTGGCTGTCAGCACGAGCGGAGTCGAGGGACCCGAAATCGTGTATTTGAGCGTCGCATTCGAACTGTTGAACGAGCTTCCGCTGCCATCCGCAAAAGCAGAGTCCACCCAGGTCGCTGAATCGCCCTGCAGAATCTGCGACGGAATGCGCGAAACCAACATGAATGCGTCAATCTCCGTCGTCTATGTGTCGGAATGAGTTCAAAAGATGAGCAAACGTGTTGCTCACCACTGCTTGGTCCAATTTCGACCCCTGATGCGATTTACACGGTGCACCGGTGCTGGAGGCTCAGGTTTTGGCGCATCAAATGCGGGGGCTTCTTCCGCCACCGGCACGGGCGCGACTGGCATTTGCCTCTCTTCCGGCGGCACGTATTTTTTCGCGCGAGACGTGAGTAGTTCCGTTCCGCCTCGGCCCAACATGGCCGCATATGCGTACACCATGCAGTCGAGCGCTTCCTGTCGAGTGCCGAGCTTCTTCGGCTTCCAGACCTGCACTCTGCGTCCCTGGCTGATCCGGGTGACAACCACTTCAGATGTCAACTGATCGAAATAGTCGTCATCCACGTTTGCATCGAAGTGGATATACCCGGGCCCGGGCGAAATAACCTTCTTCAGTCGGCCGTAAATCAGCGACTTGATGGTGTCGACGCCGATGATCCACAACGAGACGGCGATTTTCTGACCGCGACCCGCCTTCTTCGGCCAGCCCGGCCGCCCCGGTCCGGCCATGCCTTTGATCGCCCAGATGCGATATTTCTTGCGCTTCAGACAGTAGCGGTACACCTGTTCAGTGAAGTGACCGCCCGAGTCAACGCAGCAAGACTCGATCAGAAGCTCTCGGCCGTCGTCAGTATGAAACCGGCGCCGCATGAGTTCGTCATGCTCGTCCCAGAGTGAAGCCCCTCCAGGATTGCCCCGCAAAACGAAATGACCGACTCTCCAGGCTTCCTCGTCTGCACCCCAGGCCCAGACGGTTGATTCCAGCCGATCATCCTGGACATCCGTTCCCATCGTGAGCATGAGAACGCCGGGCGGCAAAGGCGATTCCGTATACGACTCGCGTCGCTCGAGAAGCGCCGAGCTCTCCAGCTTGTCGGCGCTTTCTTCCCAGGTCTCGCCGAGCGCGGTGTTGACCCAGGTCTTCAGCGTTTCGGGCAGCGGCTTCGCGCGCAGGAATGCCGTGGCCATCTCGCCCCAGGTCGACCAGGGTGAATACAGCTCCGAGATATGGAAGCCGGCTATGCCGATCGAATCCTTGGTCGCGCGCCACTCGCCGCGCCGGAGCATGTCGGCCTTGAAGGCATGGTCTATCAGTTCGCCGCAGGCGGAGCACTGATACACCGCCTGCTCTGGCGGCAGATCCGCTTCGGTCCATTTGACCTGAGCCCATATCAGTCGCTGAAACTCATCACAGTGCGGGCACGGCACAAAGTAGTACCGCTGGTCGGACTGATCAAAAGCCGCCTCGATCCGTGATGAGCCCTTGATCGTTGGAGTCGAGCCCATGAGCACTTTTCGATTCCGAAACGTCGCGGTCCGGCGCCGAGCCAGGTCGATCGGATCACCCTCCGTGCCGGCCGACTCCGGAAACCGGTCAACTTCGTCACACAGCAGAACCCGAATGGGTCGTGACGCCAAACTCGCCGGGGAGTTGGCACCGACAATCGTGATGTGACCGCCCGGGAACCGCTTGTGCAGCAACGTGTTCCCGGAATCCCGGGACCGCGCATCAGCTACCCGGCCAGCCAGTACAGGCGTGTCGCGCAACATCGGCGCGAAACGATCCTTGCTCCAGGCCTCTGCCATCTCCAACGTTGGCTGCAGCAGCAGGATCGGCGCCGGCACGCGATGGATATAAAACCCGATCGCGTTGTTCAGAATCTCGGTCCAGCCCACCTGGCTGGATTTCATGACGACTATTTCAAAAACGCCGACCTCATGGAGTGCATCCATGATCCCGCGCTGGTACTCCGCGCGGCTCGTGCGCCACGCACCCGGCTCCGCGCTGCTCTCACTCGAGAGCCGACGATTCCCGTCGGCCCACTGACTCACGGTCTCGATCGGGGGCGGCGTCCATCTCGTCAGAATCCTCGCCTTCAATCTTGCGAACGTCGACGGCGAGTTCTGCGCGCGCTTCATGGATGAGGCGCCGGCATTCTGGAATGACGATCGCCGCGATCCGCGGGTCGCAGAGTTGTCCAAGTGCATCCGGAATCTGATCCAACCGCGTGCAGCAGCGGTCTATATGGGCGCCGTACCACTCGGCGATATCAGCAATGGGCGCCATCTCGCCGCGGGTTCGAGCGTTCTCCAGGGCCAGTTTGTCCGCTGACTCCTTGTCCTTACGCGCACGCTCCTTGTTGGCGTCCAGATCCCCTGAATTACCTGCCAGATGCCCGACGACCCGGGCCATCCGCCACTTGCGGGACACTCGACCAGCCTTGTTCTCGTCTTCCTGGTCTGGCTCCAGGCCTTCGAGCCGCCGAGCCAGAGATCTACGATCCATGGCGAGCTCAACCGCAAGTCCGCTGATGGTCCAAAGCTGGGCCTGCACTCAACCTCCAGTGGAGGCGCTTAGGGGTGCTGGCTCTAGCG